CAGCTATCCATGCACGTAACATAGCTAAGCAATACGATTGTTGTGTGATATGGATGTCACAGTTATCAGCAGAGGCTGAAGGTAAGGCTGACCTAAACCAAGCTATGATGGAAGGATCAAAGACAGGCAAGGCTGCAGAGGCTGACCTAATGATCCTGATTGGTAAGACACAACAAGCAGAGGGTGAGGATGAAGACCCAGTACGGTACCTCAACCTAGCTAAGAATAAACTGAATGGATACCAAGGAAAGATCACCTGTATGTTAGACGGGTCACGCTCTATCTATTCAGCATGAGGTGAGACATGAGAAACGTATTAGATGTTGAGAACAGCATCACCAAACGAAACGGCAAGGATCACTTAGATCCATTTGAGATAGGCAATCAGCTAGTACAGGTAGGTACACTAGACGTAGACAACTGGAAGAATGAAAACATAATCACGTTAGATCACGATGAGTACCAGGACAGGCAAGGACGTGGAAGGTTTGTGCTACAAAGTATCTTGGACATGACGACTCTACTGATTATGCACAATGCACAGCACGATCTTATGTGGTTGTGGGAGAGTGGATTCAAGTATGATGGCCCTATATATGACACGATGTTAGCAGAGTATGTGCTTGATCGTGGGCAGCGTTCACCCCTTAGCTTGGCTGCATGTGCTGAGCGTAGGCAACTAGAGGTACAGAAAGATGATACACTCAAACGGTATTTCAAAGAGGGTTTTAATACTAACGAGATTCCTCTCAACGATCTTAGCTTTTATCTTAGGCATGACCTTCTCACAACTAGCGGGTTGTTCCACGCAATCGAAGAAGACTACGCCAAGCCAGAGTCCTCTAGTCTTAGAACAATTAGAGACACAACCTTTGAAACCTGTAAAACCCTCACCAGAATGTACATGTCAGGAATCAAAGTTGATCTTCAAGAGTTGGGGCGAGTAAGAGATGACTTTGAAAAAGAGAAAGCAGAGATCGAAGATCGTCTACAGCGCAAGGTCAGGGAACTTATGGGCGCGACACCTATCAATCTTAATTCGCCTGAGCAGATGTCACAAGTCATCTTCTCTAAACGCATTAAGAATAAGAGGGAGTGGGCGCAGCTATTTGACTATACATCAACTGTTCAAGAATACAAAGAAGCAGTCAAAGCGAATAGTGAAACGATCTACCGCACTAAAGCGTACACCTGTCCTACATGTGAAGGGCAAGGGAAAACGTATAAAGTAAGGAAGAATGGCGAAAGGTATGCAAGACCTAACAAATGTAAGGACTGTGATGCACGTGGTTTCAAACTAGAAGAGACTGCACAAGTCGCAGGACTTAAGTTCACAGCCCCCAGTAAAGAGTGGGTCAGTGCTAACGGCTTCAGTACAGGAAAGGGGAACTTAGATGTTCTTATTGCGACTGCTAGAAACAATGGAATGCGTGATGCTGAATCTTTTCTTAGCGATCTTAAACGCCTCTCTGCTATTAGTTCTTATCTTAGTTCTTTTGTAGAGGGCATAGCTAACTATACTAAACACGATGGCTTCCTACACGTAGGGTTAACCCAGCACATCACTGCCACTGGACGTTTTAGTGGACGTAACCCTAACATGCAAAACATGCCACGCGGTGGTACATTCCCTGTTAAGAAAGTGTTTGTATCGCGCTGGGACGGTGGCAAAATTATGGAGGCCGACTTTGCCCAATTGGAATTTCGCACGGCAGCATTCCTTGCACAAGACGAAACAGCAATGGATGAAATCGCAACAGGCTTTGATGTGCACAGCTATACAGCACAAGTTATCTCTGATGCGGGTCAACCAACGTCAAGGCAAGAAGCTAAAGAACACACCTTTGCTCCGCTCTTTGGTGCTACAGGTTATGGCAGAAGTAAAGCAGAACAAGCTTACTACGAACACTTCACTGAGAAGTACAAAGGCGTAGCTGCTTGGCATAAGAAATTAGCTGATGAAGCTATACGGTTTAATAAAATAACGAATATATCTGGGCGGCAGTACGCCTTCCCTGATGTAACACGGCGCAGCAATGGCAGTGTCACCAACTTCACCAAGATCAAGAACTACCCAGTTCAAGGTTTTGCTACAGGTGATGTTGTCCCTGTTGTGCTAAATGAAATGCATAAACGTCTACAGCCATTGCAGTCATGCTTGGTCAACACAGTTCACGATTCTATGGTGATTGATATCCACCCGGATGAGGAACAGGAAGTGATTGACATGGTGAATGACATGAATAATGGACTAGCTGATTTGGTTGCTAATGTGTATGGAGTACAAATGAATGTACCACTGCTTTTAGAAGCAAAAATAGGACCAAACTGGCTTGACACAGTTGATGTTTGATGTATAACTAAGCTCTCTTTTTGACTCTATTGAAAGGTAATAGAAAATGAGTAACGAACTAACAGTAGCACAGGATCGTGGACAATCTCTTGCTGAGCTAATGGGCGTATCATCTGCACCCAGCGCACAAGCGACACCCTCGATTGCTCGTCTTAACATTGTATCTCAGGCTGTAAAAGGTGAGATGGAATTCAATGGCAAGACAATGACAGTTGATACTGTCCCTGTAGGCTCTCTAAAGTTAGACGTTGGTGATGATACTATCTATGCACCATCTGCTAAGATTCGTATCTTTGCTATGCGTTATCGCTTCCAACGCTGGAATGCAGATACTAATGAGATGGAAAAGACCGTCATGGCTAACGATCTCAAGAAGGACTTGCAGGACAACTTGGGTGGTTTCAACCTTGGGCGTCCGTCTGGATATATTGAAGACTTCCAGTCTTTGCCTCAGAAGCTCAAGGACGTTAAGCGCGTTAAGGTATTCTATGGTACAGTTACCCTAGAAAACCCTATTGATTCCAACGGTAAGGAAGTGTCAACTGATGTTGACATCCCTTTTGTGTGGGACATCAAGAACACACCTTCAATTAAAAGTATTGATGGTGCACTAGGTGTTTTACAGCGTAAGAACCTGCTACCTATCATGTCCTTCATTAACGTGAAGGGTATTGATGCAACCGTACCAGGTGGCCCTTCTTGGGGTAAAGTAGAAGCCTCTGTAGGTGAGCGTGTGGACATTGAGCCAACGGACAATGAGACACTGGCAAACTTTATTGAGCTTATTGAGTACAGCAATGGCAAGATCATTGACATGCACAATGAGCGCAATGGCTCTGGTATTTCTGATGCTGATGCAGCAGTCGTTAAAGATATCATTGATAACGACTTTGTAGAGGTGGATGAATAATGGAGTACAAACACCACGCAGAACTCGCGGTACAAGGATACCTTCAGCGGGCTACTGCTGGTAAGGCTACTATGGACAAAGAGGTGATCGAAAAGATCGCCTCTGATGTCAAGGATGCGCTAAACAAGCAATTTAACTCAGGTCCACGTGAAGAGTTCCGCTTGCGCATGTCTAACATTGGTAAGCCTAAATGCCAGTTGTGGTTTGAGAAGAACGATCCAGAAGACCAGATTGAGAAGCCACCACACTTCATGATGACCATGATCCTTGGTGATATTATTGAAGCTGTGTTCAAGGGTTTGCTACGTGCCTCTAACATTGAGTTCAAGGATAACGATACTGTTAAACTTGATTTACCTAACGGTAAGACACTCAAGGGTGAATATGACATGGAGTTGGATGGTAAGATTGATGACGTTAAGAGCGCATCACCTTGGTCATACAACAACAAGTTTGTCACATTTGATGCACTGTCTGAGGATGACAGCTTTGGCTACATCCCACAGCTTGTAGGGTATGCTCTAGCTGCCGACAAAGAGGTTGGCGGTTGGTGGGTAGTCAATAAGAGTAGCGGTGAGTTTAAATACTTGGAAGCTGATAATGTTGATGTAGAGAAAGTGAAGCAAGATATTGTTGATCTTGTAGATTACATTGACAATGATGAGCCTTTTGAGCGGTGCTTTGAAGCTGTGCCTGAAACTTACTACGGTAAGCAAAGTGGTAACTTGAAGCTTAACCCTAAGTGTCAGTTTTGTAACTTTAAGTATAAGTGTTGGGATATTAAAACATTACCATCACGTGTGTACAAAGGTACTAAACAGCCACCAGAAGTAGACTATATCTTTATTGGAGATGGACTTGGCGAGGCGACACCTAAGTAAAACATATCGTAGTGGTCTTGAAGAAGAGGCCGCTGCGTTCCTCAAGAGCAGACAGAAGAAGGTAGAATACGAAAAGCTGAAGATTGAATGGGAAGACTTGAAGTACAGGACATACACGCCAGACTTTGAGTTGGACAATGGTATCATAATCGAAACCAAGGGAATCTTTAGTGCAGCAGATCGCCGTAAGCATGTTGAAATCCAGAGGCAACACCCTACATTAGACATCCGCTTTGTGTTTAGTAACGCTAATGCTAGATTGTACAAAGGAGCTAAGTCACGATACTGTGATTGGTGTGAACAAAAAGGATTTCAGTGGGCACATCGTGTCATACCTGAAGACTGGTTAAAAGAAAAAGGCACACGCATGAAAGAGCAACGTGTCAAGGTAACAAGGAGAACCTGATGGGTTACGAACTAAAAGATGATGAGATGGCAGTTGTACTAAAGCCTGTATTTAAAAATGGTTACCTTGAGTCTTTCCGTACTGGTCTTGCTATAGGTAATACTGCAGGTGAGAATCAAGAGGTAGGTCAGGTACAAATGGATGCAGCGCTAAGTATGGCGGCGGTTCTTATGTACTGCAGTGACTACCCA